TCAGGAGAATTATGCTTAAAGTTTGCTCTTAGTAAATACGTTACTGCATTACCTACATTCCAGTTTAGTTCCCAATCTGATATTACTTTTCTAGCTTCGTATTTATAATTCTTTCCTATATAATAATCAGGTATCTTATTTTTCATATTTTATGTTTTATATTTTTCTACTATTTGTCTTATTCCGTGATAGCAACTATTTAAACAAGAACCACAATTACTTGTAGTTTTATAGTTGGCATTATATATAGTATTATATAATTCTATCATTTTCTTTTTTACTGTTACGTTCTTAGCTACTCCTGTCTTTACATCCTCCCAAATTAATAAACATTCTTCTATTAGTTCTTGTGGTATGTCATCAGGTCTTTCTACTTCTGTTGTCTTTCCCCAATACTTCTGAGGACATTCCATTACTCCTATTCTAGCTTTTACTTTCATAAAACATAAGCAGACCTTACAACTACCTGTAGGTTTAAAGTAATATACGCACTCTCTACATAATGCTATGCGTTCTTGATAAACCTCATCTTTAACAAAGAAATTACTCATCTAACAATTCTTTAAGTTGTTCTCTTACTTTGTCTATAGTCGTGAACAGACTGTTCCTGCTTATACCTGTTTTTTTCGCTAGTCCTGTAAGTGTGTTACCCTCGTAGTAATATAACTTAAATACAGATGCATCATACCAGTAAACATCTTCTAATGCTTGATCAATAAGTTCTAGCTTTTGCCATTGTTTATATTCTTCAGGATTAGGTATGTTGTATAGATTCTTTTCATTAGATGTTTCTCCACTCTCTGTTATGTTGTAAGTTAATGTACTTGCTTGTGCATCTAAGTTAGTATAGTATTTCTTGTACTTATAATAATAAGGACTTCTAGGACTTGTAAAACTTCTTCTTAAAACTACTGCACCATATCTTATTAATCCTTTATGTCCATCTTTCTTGTATATGTCTTTTAAAACTGTAGGATTCATTTGTAAAAAATACATAAGACATTCTTGTACTGCTTCTTCTATTTCGTTTATATCGTGAGTAAAAGCAAAGGACATCTCTACAAATGTTTTTCTACAATCTGCTACTGCTTGATATACTTTATTCATTATTGTATTCTATTTCTCGCAAATCATTAACCAAAACTTCTAACGCATTATCTAACAGAACTTTGTAAGACCTAACTATTTCTAAATTGCCTTTAGTTTGTATTCCTGCAAAATATCCATTAACCATTACAGAAGTATTAATAGGTATGATCATTAACCAATCATTCCAATTTCCCATTGAAACATCTTCGCCGTAACTATTGTGATATTCTAAAACACAATCTAAAACTTCTTTAAAGTTTTCAAACTTTGCTTTAGTAGATATGTCTTTTGCAAATGTTAGCATTAAGTTCAAATAATCATTGACAACTATTTGATGAGTGGTATTTGCAAATATAGGTTTGGTCATATTCAAATATAGAAAATTTTTCATTCTATACTCTTTTCCTTTTTTATTTTATTAACAAGGTCTTTGTAATAACTTATCTTCTCTACATAATCTATACGCATCATTTTTACATTTACTTTAGACATAAACTCTAGTTCCTCAGCAGTTCCTAATCCATACTTTGCATCTAAATACATTCCAAACTTATACTGTTCTCCTTGTCCAAACATATTACACTTAACACATTGTACTTGACAATTCTTTTCATCCCATCTTGTGTTGTGATGTCTACGAGATTGAAAGTGTCCGTTCTGTAGTTTCTTGTAATAATCTATCTTACCACAAGTAAAGCATTGTGCAACACCCATATCTGTAGCTTCTCTTAATCTGATGTATTTAGAAAACCAACTATCTAATTCTTTTTTTAGTTTGCTTACAGTCTTTTTCATATACTCTTAATTAGATCAGCAACCTTTGTCCAATCTTCATTAGTGCTAGTATCTTTATTTTTGTATAATACACGCAATAAATTTAAAGCATCATTAATTTTTTGCTTTTTAGTTTTAATAGTTTTTTTTACATTTACAGGTAGTCTATCTGTTAAATCCCATTCTATTACATTCCTGCCAGTAATACTACATTTTTTTTCTCCTTTTTCATATATTACACCTAAATCTCTTAGTTCTGTAAACCTTGAACTAACTCCAAATACTCCAAATGTAGTTTTGGCATTTCTTATTGCTTCAGAAGATGTGCAAGGTGCAGTAGATAATAATGCTTCATAAACTTCTAATCTTCTCTTACTTAACAATCCCTCTTGTTTAATTTTATTATAGCAGTCTATTGATGTTTGTCTTGTTTTCATTTTAACCCCATATTAATTTTTGTTCAAATGTTGGTTTAGGTTTAAAGTATAAGTATTTAGCTACTGTTGTTTTTCTACCAAATCTAGTAGTAAATTCTAAATCTGTTGTATGTATAGTATAACCTTGTTTCTTTAACTTATATATTATATCAGCTAATCTTGTAGCACCATATAATTTTATAGCTTGTAAACTTGTTATATGTCCATAGTTTTTTAAATGCCATTTGATTGCATCTATAGAACTGCTTATTTCATTTTCAGTTATAGTTATTGTTTTCATTAGTTTTTTTATTAAATTAAATTTTTAATTATTTCTTGCATTACATTTACAGTTATAGAATTACCACATTGTTTATATCTTTGTGTGTCACTAACACCTTTAGTATGATTATCTGGGAATCCTTGTAATCTTTCACATTCTATTGGAGTTAATCTTCTGATTTTATCTTGTTTTAAAATAGGAGGCATCCTTGACAGTTCAGTTTCTGAATTTTTTGATGCTGTTAAACATGGAGTTGTTTTGTCTTTTCTTTTTCTTAAACCTTCATCATTTCTATAATCTGCAACCCATTCAATAGCTTGTGCATTGCCAGTATCAACACAATAAGATGTGCCGTCTGTTTTGCTTAAATGTCCTGTGCCACCTTTATTTGTTTTGCTACTTCTTGGATATAATGAATGTGTTATTATTGTGTTATCTGTTGGACATAAAGCTGCATTAGCCCTTAAACAATTTGCAATATTATCTTTTTTTAAATCTTTTGGATTCCATTGAAAACCATTACCTTTTACCTCATGTTTGTTTTTATGATTTTTAAATCCTTCAATCATTTTATCACTTAAATAATACTTATCATTTACATTAATTTGTAATAAATCTTTTAATTTTAATTTTAATGGTATTTCTTTTGGAAATCTAAAATTATTATCAGCATCATCTCTTATGCCTACAATAAAAATTCTCTCTCTGTTTTGTGGAATACCAAAATCTTTTGTGTTTAATACTTTGTAATATATATGATAACCTAAATTGTTAAAAGGCATTAAAGACATTTGAGTATTTGTAGTCAAGGCAAGGCAATCAATTATTGTTTGAAAAGTTTTACCATTATCATGAGAAAGTAATCCTTTTACATTTTCAGCAATAAAATATCTTGGCTTATGTTCTTTTAAATATCTTAATGCATCATAAAACAATGTGCCTCTTGTATCTTCAAAACCCCCTCTTTTACCAGCCATAGAAAATGCTTGACAAGGAAATCCAAAAACTAAAAGATCAACATAAGATAAATCCTTCATATCTAAAGCAGTTATATCTTTATACATATTTTTACAATCAAAGTTTTTTAAATATGTTTCTCTTGCATATTTATCAATATCACAAGCAAATTCTATTTCATGTTTAATACCAAGATTTAATAATGCTTGTTCTGGGCTACCTATTCCACTAAAAAATGTTCCTACTTTCATTTTAATTGTTTTAAAGGTGGTTGATAAAATTCTACATTTTTTTGATTGAGTGTTTCTGTTTTGTAAATAGCTTCGCAAATTTTCTTTTTATGATTTATAATAAATTTAAAGAATGTTCTAATATTTATATAAGGATCAAAGTCAGAGTATCTAACTCCTATGTGAAAAGCATCCTCTATTTGATTAAATGTCATTCTTCTAAATCTATTCTCTTTTTGTAAATCCTCTGCAAATATTTTAGATAATGATGCCATTGATTTAGCATCTGCTCTGTGTCCTAACTCTACTGATGTCTTAGCTACTAAGTC